GGATAGTCATACATGAACTAGCTCATGTCGTTGACCGTAACGAGAACGGTTGCCCGAGGGCTATCTGGCATCAGGGACACGGTTGGCAGTTCGCAGCGATATACCTCCGGTTAGTTGGTACGGCGTTTGGGTATGGAGCTGAGAAAGCGTTACGAGCTTCGTTCAAAGAGCATGGGGTTAAGTACTCACAACCCAAGACAGAACGCACCGCTCGACACCCCAGAGAACTCAGCGACCGCTGGGTGACCGGATGGTGATTAAACAGCTAACGGAACCCCAGCACCAACACTGATAGTAAACCCATCAGCGAACACATACCGGAAAGGGTCTTCGGGAACGTTGCCCCCGATTCGATTAGGTGCTTGAGTTATGTTGGGTACTGGAAGAATCATGCAACGGCAGTTCGGGTGAGCCGGTGGGTTCGGTCCGCTACCACCCTGCCAACTAAAGTTCTGAGTGACTGGAATCTTTGTCCCACCCATCGGTACACAAATATCGCATACGTCTGTCGGTCCGGTTATCCATTCCTTCATGGCTTGTCCGCCAAACAATCCGCTACCCTGTGCTTGAAGTAACGTGTCGTACATTCCCTGATTCTGTGCAAAGGCTATCTCAGTTCTCGCTATCATCCTCGCCCTCGACCTACGCAACTTGTTACCGTAACGTTCGCCGTGACTAGCGGTGCGCTCTCTAATCACGTTAGGGGATAAACCCTGTTCCGCTAATCTGTTCGCATAGTTGTTCATACTCCTGTCCACAGCTTTCGCCCATCTGGGGAAAAGCCCTTTCGTGTGCGGTGCAACATACTCGGCGTAACCCTGCGTTGTTAGTGGGACTGATTGTGATTGTGCTAGGACATCGTATAAGCGGCGAGCGGTTTGCTGTGGCGTTAAGCCTGTAACGGTTCTCCCTGTTTGGAAAGTTTGCTGCGCTGTGAAACCTTCTTGGATAATTGTTCTTATGTTTTCGTTTACGTCATCTGTGATTGTGGATAGTATGTTGTTCGCCCTCAATCGAGCGTAAACTTTTCCGGTCATGTTGTCGGGCTGCTGGTCAAAGAGTCTAGCCACTGAGAGTTCACCTGATGTCCACTCAAACGGTTCATAAACGCCCGATACGGTCGCTTTCTGTGTTTCCCCTACACCTACTAGCCTAAGTTCACTACCGAGCCGTGAGAGGTCTCTGTTGACTTGTTCACGGATTCGGTGCGCCATGTCTCGAGCGCCTTCAACATAACCAGCGAATATCGCTAATGCGATGTCCTCGCTTTCATTTAACAATAATTCCATCAAGTCGGATTGCACCATAACAGGGTCCATCAAGTTGTAGATGAGCCTACGAAATGTGTCTTCCGGTATAGCGTTAATGCCAGCGAGTGTCGCCTGATAGATGTTGCGCTCAGTCTTGTCTAGGTCGTCTGAGTTTGTAGGGCGAAACTTTGGTGCATGGTTGTCCCCACGTTTCTTCTGCACCCAAGCGACCTTGACGGTCACTGTACGTCTTCGGTTTCTTCTGTGGGTAGCCCAGCTAATTCACGCAGGTAATCTGACAAGTTATCGTCAGGCATCATTGCGCCTGATGCGGTTAGCTTGCTTACATAGTCACCGAGTATGCCAATGTCTGGGTCTCTTGGTGCGCTGTAATGCAGTTTGGGCGATAGTTGTTCGGGGACTCCGTTAAGTTTCATGAGTCGAGGTATGCCATACGAGTTGAATACGTCAGCGATTCCTGTTAGCCATGCCTCTATGGAGTCCATGAATAATTCTATTTTGGAAACGGACAGCGCCTGAGTGCCGACTTTTTCGTGACCTAACATGATGAAGTCAGCGAGTACGGACATGGCTATGCGTTGATCGTAGCGGTTGATTATCTCGTTTGTATCAAACTGTCGCCGCCCACCACTCGTCAGTAGTTGTATGTCATACGCTTTCTGTTTAGTTTCAGGGTCGTATGCAAGAGGGAACACCAACCCTTCCTGCTCGTCACGCCGTATGTTACGCACAATGCGTTTGATCTCAGTGAGCGCTGCCGTTTCCTGACTGGTTGCGTTGTCGCTTAATAATTGGGGAGGAACAAAAGCGACAGGTAACCCAGCTAGGTCACGTTCTATGCCAATGGCTTCTATCGTTTGGATTCTTTTCTGGTAGTACCAAGAAGTGTAAGCGGACCGTAGGACACTTCTTCCCTTCGGGTTGTTGAGTTTAGTTGTGGTCCTGAACAAGAGAGCTTTTTCTATGGGGATAAATACTGGTCCTGTTCCAGCGAGCGGATTCATTTGGGTCATGCCCTCAATACCGCCGTTCTTATCGAACTTCCATTCGTAAACAGTGTCGTGCGCTCTCAGTGGTAACTTGCGCCAACCTATCCTGCCGTCATCGAACTTGCTTGAAGTGCCGTCATCTTGATGCCCTCGCCTTCGCTTGTAAACGATTTCATTAAAGCTGAAACCGTATGTCAGCATCGTGAGGATTGTGTTCACTGTGTCTTGCCAACTGATAGACATGTCATTCAAGCATCCGGCTACGAACTCGGCTTCGTCTACGGCACGTTGATCGTCTGGGTCTGCTGGCTGCACTGTCCAATCCACTGAGCGAAACAACATCTCTATCGCTGATAGTATCCCACCAATCACCGGATGATTCTCAGCCATCTCCCTGTAGATAGCGTAGCCACGCCTGCCTTGAAGTTGTCTTAAGAAATCTTCTTCGACCCTTCCACCGTACTGAACTAACCCTGAAGAACCGATCTCCATGAAGTCGGTTGATGTTGGGCGTGCCTGTTTTTCGGTTTCCATTAACTAATCTCCCAAGGGCTAGTGCGTGTAGAACCAAAGGGAACTACCGCTGGTGGAAGTCTACTACCTATTAACAACTCTGTCACTGCCCATACTAGAGCATCTAAGCGGTCAGGGGAAGGACTATCAACGGTCCATGAACACATTTGATCTTCAAGCTGTGGAAAAGCCCCAACGTGTTTGATCTTGCCCTGCTCATAAAGTGCGGCAACCGGCTCCGCTCTTGTGCGCTTGCCCCTTGTGGCGTGAACAGCTTTGACCGGAACTTGAGATTCGACAGTGTGCAAAGTATGTCGCACCATGTCACCGCCTTGATTAGCTTCCACGATTATGCGATCAGCGTTACTGCGGTGATATAAAGCGATCGCCGCATTAGCCCATTCAGTCGGGGAACCTTTCAAGCTCCTATCGTCAAGGACATAACCGTTACCGTCTTTGTCACACCCAACTGCTACAATACCTGTTTCATTGCTAGATTCGCCTGAGCTGACCGCTGGGTCAACCCCGACAACGATGCGAGTAAGTTCTGGCATAGTGTGAACACGACTAGCCTCTATCATGTCACGGCTCCACAACGCCCCCTCAACATCGTCAAGGATTTCAGCGTGGAGTTCCTGTCGCCCTAATCGAGTCCCCTCATACCGCCGTAGTATTTCATCCACGAAAGACGGTGCGAGGTTCTTGGTGTTCTCGTATGTGCTTCCCTTCGTGACAACTGTGTCCGCTCGATCAACTAGGGAACGTATCAGCGGTGTCGGTCTTGGGGTTGTTGTGGCAACGAGTCGTGGATTCTCACCGATACGCAAACCGAATATGAGTTGGTCCCACGCATCAGGGTAACGCCACGCTGCTATTTCATCACACCATGCGAGATCGTGGTTAGGTCCACGAAGTCGATCGGGTTCATCAGCGGAGAACGCTGTCCCCTGAGCGCCATTGTGAAAAGTGATGCGCCGCTTAGAGGGTTCATAGCGTGGTCGTTGGTGTGGTGGAAACACTTTCAACAAACCTGATTCGCCTTCTATCATCGTGTCCCTGACATCTGCTGCTGTAGCGCCGACAAGAGCTATGCGTTGCGCTCGTCCAGCGGTTACCACTTGCCTAATCCATTCAGCTCCGCTTCGTGTCTTGCCGAAACCTCGACCTGCAAGGATAAGCCAGACACGCCAATCGCCTTCCGGTGCGAGTTGTTTGGGTCTAGCCCATAACCCCCAATCCCACATGACTTCCATTTTCTGTTCATCTGTTAGCTGTTCGTACCAGTTTGGTTCAGCGATTGTGAGCCGTTGTACCACCGATTGTTCTTTTTCGGAGGTTATTTGAGCGCCCATAGCCGTATCGTAAGACATTTCTATGGGTTTAGTGGGGTAATGTTACCCTGAACTTCTTGTGTTTCTTCAAACACTTTCAGGCGGTCTTTCAACATTTCACCGACATCAGTTGCCAAAGCACCACCCCCTAATCCGGTTACCTCATGTTTGGTGGCGCTGTCCAAACCATTCAAGCTACTCCTGCGTCGACTGAGGTTGATAGCGCTGTTAACTAAAGCGGTAATTTCGTGTGCGCCGGTTTCAGGGTCACGGCTAGCAACTTCCAAACGAGCCATGAGTGTACGGTGCAAATGGTCTAAGCGCTCATTCTCGACAACCCTCAACTCGTCTACGGCTTCGCTACCCCACATCTTGACAGCTTGACTATACGCTTCCTTAGCGCCTGAACGCCCAGCGTAACCAACTCGTTCGGCTATGGCTTGAAAACTAAGACCCAACGCTCGGAGCCTAACGACTTCCTCATATTTGGCTAGTACTTCAGGTGTGCGGTTTGTTTGCGTGTATGCCATGTACAGAGCCTAGCGTACAGAGTTAGTCGGGAGCAACACGGTTGAGCGCTACTGGTATTTCTCGTCTTGTGTGTTGGGTGTATTCTGGTTCGTTTACTGCTTCTTGGATTATGTTCCAGTCGTGTTCGGTTATGGGAGGGAGTTGTGCTTTCTTGCCTTTATTGAATGGTAGTAAACCGTTTCGGTATGTGCTGTGGTTGCAGCCTGCGCATGGCGTTATGCCGTGTCTTCCATTCATTAGGGCTTTGCGTGCAGCTATGAAACGTTCGTGTTGCCATATTGTGTTGAGTGTTGTTTCGTATGCGTTGCCGATAGCGTATTTCCCTGTCCAGTCGTCACAGCATATCGCTACATTTGAGTCCCATCGTATTGTGAGTTCCCTGAAAGGTTTAGCACAGCGTTGATCTATACGGCTGTAGTCTGGTGGTGACGCTGACCCAGCGTGATTCCAGAGGTTCGAGTGTGTACCGCTTTCGGCTTGGCTGATGTCTTTGACGATGCTGACTACCCTTTCGTGTGCTTTTCTGCGTAGGTTTGGGTTGCCTCGTTTGTCTTCTGGGTATTCAACGACTAGGGCTTGTATGCTGTTTATGTTTTCTCTTATGTGTGGCGCTACCCTATGTGGTCGGTAATCGTCTACGGCTATGCAGTTCAGCCCAGCGTTGAGCGCTCGATTGAGGTTGATAACGATGTCGCCTTCAAGTAGTGGTATGCCGTTCGTTGTGAGCATGATTGAGTTCTTTGGCAAGTATGATCGTATCGTTTCAACCATTTCATAGAACTGTGGATGTTTAGTTGGTTCTCCGTGTACAGCGATCTCTATACGACTGTTCCATTGCAGTCCGGCGATGTTGGATGCGATCTTTTCTAGGTGGTTTGGGTCCATGTATTTGTACGGACCGGATAGGTTTTCTTTGTCGCCTTTTTCACGAATGTTTCTTATGCCGCAGAAACCACATCTGAGGTTACAGCCCTCAACGAACTCTAATTGTATTGAGAACGGAGGCGGTTGCGTGGTTGTTATATCTACCATTTGAATATGACCTCTGTGCCGTCACCTCTGTTCTTATTTATCTTAAACTTCCCATTCCATTTTGTCATCAGGTAACGAATGTTGTCTCGTTCTTTTTCTACTGTGCGGTAATCCACAGCACCGCCAGCGTTACCACGATGTTTGAAAGTGGCGAGTATCATGTCGCACCGAGCCACTAATCCATACTCTTGTATGTGTTGGCATGTGTAGTCGTAGTCTTCTTTCAAGCTCATATTTAGGTCAAAGCGTAGAGCTGTGTCGGTCACTATGATGAAGTCACCCACTACGAAATGCCTGATCTTTACGTTGTCGCTCGCATAGAATAGATTTGATGTTGGCGCTACCCCACCTAAGTGCGCTCCTAGTCCTTGCATGTTAAGGTGTATTTCTTCGGCTGCCTCAGTGACGGTGTATGGTTCTGGTTTGCCAGTTTGTTGTCCCCATATCTTTCGTTCTATTTTCATTAAGTCATCGGATAGTTGGACGCAAGGTTTACCCATCTTCATAGCATCGTCAATAGCTCGGTTGCGTGAGTCTATCAGTCCTCCGCTGTTGACTATTTTGGTAGCACCGGCTGATCTGTAGTACATGACATCACGTTCCGGTATGTACCATGTGAGTTTCTTTCCGACAAGTTTCTCCATGCGTTCAACGTTGCTACCGTCACGGCTATCAAAAGCTCTACCTGCTGATATGCAAGCCCAATGAAAGTCAGTCATCTTTTCCTCTCGGTGGTCCAAGTACTGTGTCACGTTGTAAATCCATTTTCTCAGTCGCATACAGTTGCGCTCGACGTGCTTCTTCTTTGGCTGATAGGCAAGGTTTGCAGTTTGACTTCGCATAATACACCATTGTGAAGCGGAACGGTTCGTCTCCTACGGTTCGGTTGTGTATAGGTGTCACGCCATGCCATACGTCTTGACCGTTGAACATGATTAGGTCTTTGTCGTTGCAGGCGAACGCCAGATTGTATTCCGGTAAGTGTAAGTGACCGCCTTCGTTATTTCTCCTTGTGACATACATAGCTGACCATGAGTTAGGTATGTTGCCCCTATCTTTGTGGTAGCTGAGTGACGCTGTATGGTTGATGATTTCGCTAGTCCAAGGAGTGTCAGCCATTAGCCAATCGCCGTGTATGTTTTCGTATACTGGGTCGCTGGCTTCCACTGATTCTTCTGGCGCTTCTTCCTGCAATATGTCCCACGCTGTTTCGGCTAGCCGGTGTAAGACTTTAGATATTTCAGGGTACTGATGGTGTAGTTGTGCATAACAGCAAGCCAACCTGCGCCTCATAGGTGATGGCGCTGTCGTGCCGAAAGTCCTGTTCGGGTATTTAATCCCAGACATTCTCGCACCACCATTGACTGAGCCAATATCAGTGAAGTCAACTTGCCCATTGATAGCCCTACCCAGCCAACTGAGTTCTTGGCGGTGCTTGTCTGGCGCTCTAGCCATAATAGC